AGGCGGGTAGGGGGCTCGTGGTCGCCGTCGGAGGCGTTCATGTCGGCTTCCATCGGGTCGTTGAGGGCGCCGTCAGGTTCCCGGTGGGCCGGGACGGGGGTCATGGACTCGCCTGTGGCGCCGGACGCGGACGCGGGGGTCGGGCCGCCCTTCATGCTCATCGACGGGACCGGGTCCGACTCCATCAGCTCGGGGACGGGCGCGGCGCTCATGTCGTGGCTGCCGGACAGGCCGGCGGCCTCGGCGGGGGTGGTCTTGCACTTCTCGCACCTGATGTCGGGCACGGGGCTGTCGCCGCCGACGTGGACCCAGGCGTGCGCGCCCTTGCAGGACGAGTCGTCATCGCCGTCGCTGTCGCCGTCCTTGGGCTTGTTCAGCCACGGGGGGAGCTTCTTCGGCTTCTTCTTCGCCTTCCTGGCCGGCTTGTCCTTGGCGACATCCGGGACCGCTTCGTCCTGGACCTCGGGGGCGTCTGCCTTGGCTGCCTGGTTCCGCTCGGCCTGCTGCAGGAGCTTCTCCTGGATCTGCGCATTTACCTGATCGGCGCTCAGGGTGAGGCCGGCGGTCTCGGACTTGTTTGCGCCTTCGCTCTCGTCGAGCGGATTGGCCACACCCAGCTCCCCTGCCCTGCGGGCGATAAGGCGGCGTGCTGCCGCTACGTCACCGTGACCTGTGCGCGCTAGGTGCGCGGCGTTTTCCAGGTCTCCGGTGTTTTCGATCGGGTACGACAGGTTCGGCAGCGCGTGGCCCTCGGCGGCGAGCCTGCGCCTCGTGGCGGTGTCGATGTCCCGCTTGTACACCGGAGCCTCGGCGGCGGCGATGGCCTTGACGGCGGCGTCCTCGCGGTCCTCGGCCATGGTGGCGGTTTTGGTGACGAGCTGCTGCTTGAACGTGTGCAGCTTCGCGAAGTCAGCCGGCGAGATGGAGATGGACGCACCCTTGGGGAGGTCCACGTTCACCATGTCGTCATCGGGGGCGTCCGCGCCGAACACCTTGCCCGTGAACTCGCAGGTGCCATCCGCCGCCGCCTTGGCAATCTCCAGATACGAATTCTTGTTCGAGGGCCTGTCTACGACGCTCAGCTCGCAGAGTTCACCGCCGACGATGATTCCGCCTCGCGCCTTGCCGGTCGGGTCGTGCTTGATCACCGGCCGTGCGATGCCGACACTATAGGCCGTCAATACGCCCTTCTTGATGAGCTTCTGGGCGTCCCTGTCCACAATGACCGAAGTGACCCAGTGCTTGCCGGAGCCATCCTTGTTGACCTCGACCTGGAGCCCCTTGCCCACGGGGCGGCGCGGGTCGTGACTCATCCGGACGTTGCCGCCGGTCGAAATCCACGCATCTAGGGCTTTAGCGGACCATTCGGGCGAAACCACCTGCTCGTCACTGTCCAGCGTGCCGTCGGTGGCAACCCCTTTGACCACCAGGTCGCCGTCCTCGTCCTGCTCCCACTTGAGGATGGGGAAGCTGACGTGAACTGTCCCCTCGGCGGCTGCTGGCTCAGTAAGGGTCACGGCCACACAGGCTCCGATCTATAGGGGAAAACGGCAGGCCAGGTGGCCCGATGCGATAAAAGCGGTCAGTCGTCCAGGTCGTCGGACGCAGGTGAGCTGAACGGGCTCCAGTTGAGCGTCCGGGCGCACCACTTCCCGTCACCCAGCGGGAGGACGTAACCGACGCGGGTCATGACAGCGCCGTGCTTGAGTTTCACCTCGTACCCGGCGGCGTCGAGTGCGTTGAGGGCCCTGGCGGCGGCGGTGAGCAGTTCCTCCGCGTCCGGGACGGGTCCCGGTTCCGCAGTGATGTTGTGACCGCGCGGGACCTCGCACATCGTGATGGGCGGGGGCTCGCGCCGCCAGGGACTCACCGGCTTCCCCTCGCTGCCATCATTGGCGGATGAGCGAACTAGCCCCGATCAGCGGCGAGATCGTCAAGGCCCCTCCCGCAGTTGAGATGCGGTACGAGCCTGAGGACTCTGACGCCGTGACCCGCGTGTTCGTCCGGGTGGAGTACGCAGGCGGGCGGATCCGCGAATACCAGGCGAAGGAGCCGCAGGACTTCAAGATCAACGATCCGGAGTCCGCGCCGTCAATGGTGTTCGGCCGGGGCATGTCCGCAACGCGGGAGGTCCGGCTGAGCTTCAGGCCCAATCTGCGCTGGAACCTGCACATCAGGACGGAAGCGACGGCACCAGCGGAGTTCGAGGGGATTACCTACTGACGGGCTACATGCAGGGAATTCCCGCCGGGTGCGGCCTGCCGTAGTACCTGTAGACCTCTGCCGAATCCACGCTCGCGCCCTTCGTCACGGCCACCGCCGAGAGGGTGACCGGGTTCAGCAGCGACGGAAAGGACTCCCCGGAGCGGATGGCCTCAAGTTCGGATTCGGGGACGAGCAGCGAGAACACCGTGGACTCGCGCTCGAGGAGCGCCTCCCGGGTCAGTTCCTCGTAACTCTCGTCCGTCAGGCGCAGGCCGATCACGTCGCCGCGCGCCTCTCCCCACTCGCGCTCGCATAGCTCACGAAACCCGGCGAGGTTCACGGGTGATTAGCCCTCAATTCCATCCACTGATCGTAAGCCTGCTGCGATGCGGCCTGCACTTCTGGCGTGACGTGATCCCCGCCGTCCTTCCAGCGTTCCACCGCAGCGACAGCCAGGGCGTGGGCTTCTTGTTCCCCGTGACCGTCTCGCATAAGAGCGTTGCGGATGTTCTGGATGTACGGGGGCAGTTCGAGTGGCGGGTGCTCACTATGCCACACGCCTTCGTGGCCGATCGGGGCGTGATGGGTGGACAGGTACGGCGTCTTGGGTGACTTGTTGGCCGGGTCGCTGCCCGAATGAAACTGGCTGGAGTGCGTCTGCTCGGCCGCTTCCCGGTCCTGAGCGCGGATATGGCCCACGTAGGCGAGGACGTCCTGCCCCATGGAGTGCCGGGCGACCGCGCGGTGATGCCCGTCAGCGACGATGACCTTGCCGTCACCGGGAGGCTGGAACAGGATCGACGGATTGGTCTTCCGTCCCGCCTTGATGTCCCGGGTGAACTGGCGGACCTTCGCCGGCTCGTGGGCGGCGGCCCATTTCGCCTCGTCATCATGGTCGATCCGGTCCCACGGGACCAGCTGAGGTCCGGTCCATGCCGATCGCTTCACCCAGCCGAGAGCCGACTCGGGAAAGTTGGCCCGCATCAAATTCGCGACGTGTTCTGGATCTACGGGGCTAGCGTCGCGGTAGTCGCTGGGACCGCCCGCGCCCTTGGGGAGGTTGTGGACAACATCGCTATCGTCGCCGGGGCTCCACGTCTCCACGGTCTCGCCAGGGTCGAACGCCTCCGGCTCGATCGCGTGCGGCCGGTACGGCTTCGGTGTCTTCGCCGGGACGGAGCCGACTACCGGGTGCCCGGAGTCGTTCCCGCCGCTTTTGGGTGCCCCGACGCTGGCAGCCCCGGGCGTGAGCGTGGCCTGCGGCGCCGGCCATGCGTCGTCGTGCTCGCCGCCCTGGTTCGGGAACGCGTCGGCGGGGGGGTTCGGCTTGCGCCCGCGTGAGGGCATCTTCCCGTCGCCGCCGCCGCGGGGCTCGAGCGTGTCGTGCGGTTCGGGTCCGGCCATGTCGTTGATCCGGTTCGGCGGTTCCCCGCCCGCTGAGCCGTGCTCGTCCGGAACCGCGCCTGGACCCGCGTCAGGCCAGTGCTCCGGGTCTTCTGTGCCATCGGCCCTGTGCGGGTATGGCCAGCGGCTCCCGACGGCCTGGAGGGGCTGTGAGGCTTCCGTGAGGGTGCAGATCTCCCCGTTCTCGTTCACCGTCCGCTGGAGGGACTTGGTGACGTGCTCCCGCAGGCAGACGCCTTTCTCCCAGTCCTCCCGGAACTTCGGGGCCAGGTCCAGGCCGGCGATCTCCTTGCGGCGGAACCATGCCGCGCCCTGGGTTTCCTCCGGGGTGGACCCGTTGAGCTTCGGCTGGAAGTACGGCACGTCGCACAACCACAGGTAAACCTGGGTCTCGCCGTCGTCTTCGACGTGGTGGAAGGTCCCGGCGCAATCGTAGGGCGGGGGGAACTTCCCGATCTCCTCTTCCGTCTCCCGCAATGCGGCGGCCCATGAGTCCTCGCCTACATGAGGCTTCCCGCCGGGCATCCCCCACGTCCCGTCGGGGCGCTGCTGCAGCAGGAACCGCCATTTGCCGTCTTCGCCGCGGGCGCGGAGCAGCAGCCAGCACAGCCGCGTTTCGTCTTCGGCCTGCGCGGACTTGCCGAGGTCCGCGAGCGGCGGCGCGACGTTGACGCTGCTGGGAGCAGGACAGCAGCGGCACGCGGGATGCGAGGTCCCCAGCACGCCTCCGCTGGAGAACGGCGCGTCGAGCGGGATGATCCCGTCGTCGGCAGCGTCCTTGCAGATGTCGCAGGCGTTCGGTGACAGCAGCAGGTGCTTGTGGGTGACCCCGTGGTCCCGGTAGCACTGGATCGCCGCGCTGTTGATGGCCCTGGCTACCTCGGTGCGGGCGATCATCTCCGACCGGGCCGAGTTGTTCCCCAGTCCGGTGCGGGCGATCTGGTCCAGCCAGTGCTCACCCTCGGTGCCGATGAACCCCTGCAGGTGCTCCCCGCCGTCCTTCGCGGTGAAGTCGGCGGGCTGCCCGGTGGCGAGGCTCTTGGCCGCCGCGTAACCCAGGTTCCATCCCTCGGTCCACAGGGGCGCCAGGACGTCGCTGAAGACCTCCCGGACCTCATCGCCGATCAGGCCCCGCAGGGTGCCCGAGGAGACGAACATGCCCCCGGTGGCGGCTTTCCTGCGGAGCTCGGAGCCTCTAGCCTCGGCGTCATGGAAAGCCTGCCCGATGAGGTTCTTGTAAGCCCCGACGAGACCGAGGTCCCGCTCCCAGCCCGGCCAGTGGACCGCTTCGTCCGCGCTCTTATGGCTGACATCGAACCGGGCCTGCGCAGGCACTGGGACGTGATCCAGTTCTACGGCCTTGAGGCAGATGTCCCCGGCCCGCTCAACGGCGACATCCAGTAGCACGCCCTTTGCGACATCCTCCGCGATCATCCCCAGCGCCCGTTCCGGGATGTGCTCCGCGACCCACGTGGAGATCAGCCGGCCCTTCCGCAGGTGCCGCTTCAGCGCGCCGAGCTCAGACTCGACGGCCTTCTTGCGGGACCCGGCGACGGACGAACGGGACGTCGTGCCCCCGGTGCGCGGCGTCGGGGACTGGATCGCCCCAGCGGCGGCGGAGTGGCCCGGTGTCGGGTTCTCCCGGTGCGGGGCGACCGGGGCCGGGTGCGAGCCGTTCGGGCGCGTCTGGCCGCCGCGGCGCACGCTCGGCTGGTTCGTCCGTGACCTAGATGAGGTGGTCCGCTGACCCGAGTTCGTACCCTGTCCGCCCGCAGCGCCGCCGCCCTGCATGTTCGCGATGAGCTGCGGGGCCATGCTGAACGGGATCGGCCCCTGCGCCGTGAACACCACCGGCTCGGACGTCTCCTGGAGACCCCACGGGGGCAGATCCAGGCGCTCCCGCACCTCGTCAATGGAGGTGATGCCGTTCTGTACCTGCTCGACGCCGAGCGACGTGATGGCCTGCTTGTCCTCGTCATCCTGCAAGCCTTCAAAGCTGAACTGCATGTCCTCCTGGCCGCAGATGTCCTGGATGACGTAGTTGGCGATACCGCACAGGGTCCGCAGCAGCGGCTTGGTCGACTTGCGGGACTTCGGATCCCGCGCCTCCCCTGAAGCGAACCGGAGCGCCGAGGCGTTCGAGGACCCGCCCGTCCCGGCGCTGCCGACGTTGGGGAGCAGGCCGAGCTCGTCGGGCATCACGTCTAGCTGCATGCAGACCTGGGTCTGCACCAGCGTGTCGAAGGAGTCCGCGAGGTCCACGGGGCGCTGCGGCTCGACTTTGCTGCCAGGCGGCAGGACGATGACCTTCAGGTGGTAGGCCGGGTCGCCGGCGATGCTGTTGAGGGCGTCTTGCAGTTCCCTGACCTGCGTCGGCGTCATGTTCGGGTCGCCGGGCGAGATGTACACGGCCGGCACGGTGCCTTCCGTGTAGTAGCTGAGCTGGTACTCCTGCTTCTGGAGACCCGAGATGATCGGCAGTAGCGCCTGCTCGATCGGCGGCATGCCGTAGGGCGACTCGCGGCGCGGCACCAAGGGCAGGTACAGCATCGTGTCGGCGCGGAAAGCGTTGACCTCCGCGCCGGTCAGCCCGTAATCATCGATATCGGTCCCGGAGATGACCGTCTGGTAGTCGCTGCGGGGCACCCCGTACAGGTACTGCTGGTAGGCCGGCGCCGGAGGACGCGGCTTGCCGCCCATCATGTTGAGCAGGGGCCTGACGGTCGGTCCGCTGATCAGGCTCAGGCTGTCCAGGTCACTGCCGAGCAATCCCCGGCCTAGCCCCTTGCCGTACTTGGGCCGGAAGATCAGGCTCAGGGCATCGAAGACGAGGATTTCCTCGAGGAGCGCGTTCAGCCAGGAGTTGAAGTCCCAGTAGTCCGGGTCCGGGTGCCTGAAGAACTTGGTCGCCTTCGCGGCGCGTTCCCCGAAGTCCCGCATCGCCTTGTGGTCACCCTGGTAGGCCTTGGCCGCCTGGGTGGTCATCTCGATGGACCATTCCAGGCCGCAGATCTCTTCCTTGCGCAGCTGGATGCAACGCCGGGCCACGGAGTACTTTTCCGCGATGGTCTGGAGTTGCTGAAAGGAGGCCAGTTTCAGGCCTTCTGTTCCAGGGGGAGTAGGAAGGTTCCAGCCGACGCGGTACTGCCACAGCCTCGGGTCGGGGAATCCGCCCGGGACTGCTGGCTCGTCGACGGGGACGGGCTGGATGGGGCTCATCGGCCCGAACGCGCCGTCGGTGAACGTCCGGGAGGGGCGCGGCAGGAAGGGCCCGTAGGAGTTCTGGTAGGCGTTGCCCCACATCGCGTTGGCCGCGACCTGGTTGATGGCTCCCATTCCGCCGGACTGGGGGGCCGGGGTGTGCCGGGCGCCGCCCGGAACGGCCTTCATTGCGGCGAGGAC